TGCCTAGGCAACCAGCGCGACTCCTCAGTCCGCTGGTCCCCACCGTTTCTTCAGTGTGACGGAAACGGGGCGTCCGGAATATACAAGGTGCTCCCTGTCAGTGACTGGCAAGCCACTGGCGTTCAGGAAGTACTTCATCAAGGCTCCGACTCCGTCAAGCTCATTTCTGCGCTTGATGGGGACGGCCTCCCACCCATGGACTTCGAGTCTATGGAGTGAACCCTCAAAGGTACCTGTTTCCAGGCCCTTAAGAGGGTTGGAGGGGGAGATTCTTTCGGGTTCAGAACCCGTCAGACTCCATCTGCCAATGATGGGAGAGTTCTGACCAACGACCGGGTAAAGTCCTTTGAGGACCCTGCCCAGTTCATGGTCAAGAGCTTGAACTGTCCGATGGAAGTCACGCATGTATGCGTGATTCCGAAAGGCAGACCAAGCAACCACTCCTGTAGCATTCCCATGTGTGATAGGCAGAGGCTGGGTGGCACGCACTGGAGTTGTATCAACTCCAGCGTAGAAGTCTCCTCCGCAAGACTCTCTGAACTTTCCAGTCCAGAAACTCTTGTCATAGTTGACTCGTAGGCCATAAGCTTCCAACATATCACACACGAACCGCGTGTAGTCTGTCGGAACGATAATATCGTCACCGTAGACACGCACCTTCCCACGCAGGGACATAATGTCCTTGCGAGTTAGTTTGGTGTTCTGCGCCTTCTCAATCCCAAGGAGAACAATGGTCAGAAAGACCATCGCTTCGAAGGGAAAACAGAGGGCGGAGCCCATACTCGCGAACTTGGTCAGAGGAATCACTCCATGACCAGGCACAAGTGCAGTTCGTGATCTGCATGCATCCACACCCTCCCGAAGGTGGGGGTGGTTGCGGAGCAGTTCACGAACAAGCACATTTGAGACGCGGTCACTCGCATCACTCAGATCGAGTGTTGCAAGTTCCCCGGAAATCGACCCTAAACGGGCCATTCGCCTATTAGGCTCCTGGTCCGTAAAGTCGATGAATGGACGAAGAAGATCATCGTCCAAAACACCGGTCTTGAACTCACGCCAAAGAGCCTGCTGCATGAACATCATGTAGCTAGGCTCCTCAGCAATGATTCGAGGCTTCTCAAGCGTCTTAGGAACGTGTGTAACCTTTACAGGTTGCTCATATCCGGGCTCAAGCAAGAGAGCACTATCCACGTGCTGGTGGAATCGTAAGTTTGGCACGAGATACTCCGAAGACGGAAATACTCGATCCAAACGCGCGGTCCACTCAAGCGCATCGTATTTGGCATTTCCGCCAACACGGTTTGCTGTTGCACCTGGGCCATGACTCGGTAGAAGTCCGTAGTAAGCGACTTCATGGTCTGCTCGAGAGAAAAGACGAGCAAACAGAATACGCCCAACGCGGCCAAAATCAGCCACCATCTCCTCAGAAAGGAGAGAGTCGGACGCCTCAACTTGCTTATCGACCTCAACGTACCTTGCGTACGCCGCTGCAACGCGGCGAGGCGAGCACTCAAGTTCAACCTTCTTAGCCAAGTAGCAAAGCTGCC